GAATCGGGCCTAAAGGCGCTTGAGGAGGTGGCTTGAATGGCCGCTGCCTTCTGTCAGCCCACCGCAATCAGAGTTCGCATGGGCGACTTGCTTGCAATACTCACCGCGTCTCCGGCAGAGCTCCGGCGTCTCGAAAGGGAACATGACTCAGATTCGATTAGAGCGGAGCTAACCGAGATCTGCCGTCTTCTCGAGCGGGGCCCAGCTACGCGAAAAGACGTAGAATCAAAATTGAACATCAGCCGCGACTCATCATTAAAGCGGCTTCAGGCGCTCATGGTCCTGGGTATTGTCGAACGCTCGTTCGATAACTGTTATTCTCTGTGCAAAGTAGAATTGAACATTGGGCAGGGCGCACGCCACATAGGATGAAGATGGGCCCGGATACGGGCCCCCTCTCTTTTCGGGCAATCATGGGCAGTGGGGACCGCCTGGAGCATCTAGCCCCCCCAGAAGCGCATTTCTCCCCCCGGAGAGCACAATTACCCATATGTGGGAAGAAAACGTGGCCTTGGCCGTCTCACGGCCCCTCTCTCACCGATAAACAGAAGACTCTGCTTAGGCTAATTGGTCAGCTCTTAGAAGCGGCCAGGGAGGTGCAAAGGTCGGCACAGAAGGACCGGGCTGATAATCTCCGTGGTTTGCAGCGGAGTCCGTGGATGACGGTTTAATTATCAGGCAATAAAAGATTAAATTTATCACGCCGACAAAGTGGAATTCATCTCTTCAACGTGGATGGTCTTGAGCAGTGAGAGGGTGCCTTCCTCCCAGGGGTATGAGGAGGTTATGGTAACCGTTGTATATGATGTTAGATAATAGATAGCAGCGTAATAATAGCGATCTTCGTAAAGCGACAGCCCTTTCCAAGAACCAACTGCGCCGCCGCGTCCATCTATTTTTCTCTCAGCCGTTTCAATATTCGATGCATATGATTTTTCTTCAATTGATTCTTCTAATTGTTGCACAAGTTTATCTTGTGCAGGAACAAGGAGTTTGTCCTCATGAGTATCGATAGTTATGGTTGTTTCTCGCTGTTCCACTGTTTTATCGATTAATTCCGTTTTGTATTCAGTGCGTATATGCCCTGATAGATCTTCTTTGATTTTGGGTTCGGAGATGTTAATTTCATAGGCTTCTTTAGGAAGCCCCAGATCAAATGATACATTGTATGAACCCAATATCACGCTGTCAGGAACCGCTAAACCTGATATAGACAGGTACATGAAAAACGCCAGTAGCAAGCTTATTATTTTCATCAAATCCCTCCTACGTCTTTCAAGATTGCCGGATCTCACGAAAAACATTTGGATCATTTTCTCTGCAATGCCTGAACTCTTCACACAGTTTGATCGGCTTCTCAGGCTCGATGATTACTATCGCTTCCCAGCCCGCAACACGTTAGTGCATTCACCGATTTGTTTTTCCAAACGGCCACCTTGCTTCGTCAAATGGCCGTCAACCCCATCAAAAATGATGAAATGGCCTTTAGAACCACGTAGGCATGTGGATCTGTGGACGGATGGTTATCGAAGCCATATGGCCTCATGGCTCTTGGGATCCCGTGGCCTCGCGGGCCTTGTGGTTGTTTGGAACTTAAGACCATCTGGTCTAGATGACCATGTAGCCGTTTGGGACACGAGGCCCGAAGGGCACATGGACTCGGCGTCATATCTCGCTCCGATCAGATCCAATTCGGTGATTAAATCCCACCGCTTTCATTTGCCATCCACCGGCCCCCGCGGAGGATCACCCGCTAGACCTAGGGATTCATTGAGAGAAGAGATCGAGGCCCATAAGGCACTGCAAAAAGTGCTAAAAAATTGGAATTAAACCTCGGCTCCATCCGGGCTTGAGCGGATTCAATTCCGTCCCATCGCAGACACTTGCACTTCAAGCAAGGTTCTGATTTTATCGACCTTCATCGCAGCTTGGCGATAATTTCTCTGAGCTATGATGAGTTCCGCCTTAATATTCTCCAGGCGCTTCTTCGTCTTCTCTGCTTTGGTGCTGCCTTCTTTAAATTCCTGCATATCATTCATGCAGTCAGTTTGTTTATCCTCGATCTTTGCCAGAGCCTGAAAGGCCCCTTCCAGGACATCGTAAGCCCTGTTCACATCGTCTACTGTTATCATTCTCTCCCTCATGATTTCATTACATAGCACAGCGCATAGAAATATGGAAGACACGCCACCGGCGTGGCCGTGAATGTCGAGCCCTCGTGAGTGTGTCCTGACCCGCTGCCCGCTGATGATGTATTTCCTGTCAGCGTGGCAAGAGTGCCGCCCGCATTGTATGCTGCCTCATACAGAGCATTCCCGTAATCTCCGTACATGTCCTTCCAGGGATGGCGATGGCTGGCCATCTCGGCGACGGTCAGGATATGAGCGTCTATTGTCAGCGTGCCCGATGCTGAGAATGTCGCAGAGCCGCCAGAGACGCCAGGGTTGTACGTGTTTCCGGCACCCACGATGAATTTGCCCCTCAGATCCGGAGTCGCGTTGTTCCCGTCGCACAGTACCCATCCTGCCGGAATGCTGCCCACCGACCCATACCAGAGGATGATTATGCCGGCGTCGATGCCCATGCCCTGCAAGCTGGTGGCGTGCAGGTTGCCACCAGACACATAGAGCAGATCGGCGTCCGCTCCAGATCCGGGACCATCGTTGGCGGTGGACCAGAAGGTAGAGTCCATGTATGTTTTTGTATAGTAGAGGTCGTCGTGGTTATGGGCAGCGAGATAGGCACATGCCTCCTCGTATTGCGTCTCTAAATTATTCATCGCTGTGGTGCTGATTGGGGTGTTGGATGTCCAGGTGGGATTAGGAGTGTATGTCATGGTCACTCACACTTCATGATGTAATAGAGCGCATGATATGCTGGCCTTGGATCGATGCCCGCAAAGGTAATGCTAGAGCCTGTGGTGTGATTGTGCGCCCCGTCTCCCGTGGCCTGCGCCAGGATGGATGTGGACCTGCTGGCCAGTACATACGCGTGCAGCGGCCCGCCTGCGGGAGTTCCCATGACGGTATTGTTGAAGCGATCATCATACTCGTGGACGTGCGCCGGCAGCTCCGCTGTGGTCAGGGTGTGATCACCTACGGCAATAGTTCCTGCTGGGTTGATTGTGCCATTGTAGGACCCCGGGCCCCCCGAGTCATCGGGATTATATGCGCCCCCCGCCCCGATGATGAACCGCTCCCTTAGATCAGGTGTCGTGTATCCGCCGTGCGCTGTTCCGTCACAGACATACCAGCCGTCCGGGACCGTGCTGTCCGATCCCGACCAAATCATGATAGCTCCGATCGGCAGCATGGTGCCTTGGAGGTCGGCCAGGTGGTAGCCGTCCAGAGAGTCCGCGTCGAATTGAGAATAGAAGGAGGTAGTGATGAACGTGGTATCTCCTGTTGTCTTTGTATAGTAATCACTATCGTGGTTATGGGCGGAGACCAGTTCATAACCCTCGTCCCATTGTCCTTCAATATGGTTCATGGCCTCCGCTGATCGCAAGTCGCTCTCTGACCAGGGATCATGGTATTTTGTGTAGCTCATATCGATCAGCTCTTCTGGATGTAGCATAGGGCATAGTACGGTGGGCGCTTGTCTTGGTTTGCGGTGGCGGAGAAGCTCGCCGTATGAGAGTGAGCGTCGCCTGACCCGAAGTAGTCCGTGTAGGCATCATGCTCATGTGGGGCGCTGTATTGCTTGCTCCAATTGGGTGCACCCGTATCGACGTAAGTGTACGCATACTGGTCTGGCGTGTAGTAATCCGTGATCGTCCCATGTGTGTGCTTCGGGATCTCTGCCGCAGTCAGAGCATGCCCGCCAATGGTGACATTCGTGGCCGAGGTTGTCACCGTGTCCGATCCCCCGGTGTTTCCGACGCTGTAATTGCTGCCGGCCCCGACCACGAACCGATCTTGCAGGTTTGGCGTGCCGTTGTTCCCGTCGCATAGCTTCCAGCCAGCGGGAATGCTGCCCTTGGTGCTAGACCAAATTGCTATGCAGCCGGATGGGGTCCCTGAGTCTATGATCTGCTGAGCCGTCCAGCCGTCCAGGGTGGCGGCAATTAGGCCGGATTCGTGGCCGTCCGTGTCTGCCGTGAAATATTGAGCGTCGCATTCGGCTTTGGTGTAGTATCTCTCTGAGTGGCTTATTCCGTCTATGGTGGACACCAATTCAGAATACACATTCTCGAGGTTGTTGAGTGACGTGACTTTTTCAGTCGTACTCATTCCACTTTCATTCCATGTCGTTTTAGTGTACATCTTGATCACATTCCGTTTGACCTTTGGTAAAATTTAGAAAATGCCATCTGGCTGGTAGATAGGCGAGAGCCACTGGGCGGCCTTCCATTCGTCTTGCTGCTCCTCCTGTGGCTTCGTCTTGTGGGTCATCACTTAGCTCCAGCCAGGCCCCATGTGCCGGGGTTCATATGGATCAGCATAACGACGGCCCATCAACCTCGATCGTCCCCAGCCACAATCTACCGGCCCGGCCTGCTCACCATACCAGACTCCTTGCCCTACTGCCATCACAAGATCATCATGCTCACCCTGCTCAGCCTCAAATTTGGCTCTCCCTTGCGCACTCATCTCTCCTCGGAAAGCTCGGAGTTCGCCTTGAAACATATCCAGGAAGGACGCGCCGGAAGGCATCAGCACCCGGCCCTCATCCCATGCAGCCAGGAACTTACCAACTATGAAGGACTTCGATACATGCCAGTTATCGCCCTCCCTGCTCACCGCCGCGCCGCCTGTATATTGAATCCCAACGGTCTCAACCATTGCCGCTGTCATCATGTCTTTGATGGCCATTCCAACGCCACCAATATCAAGAACGAATACAGGCGGTGAGGTAGCATCTTTACTAAACTTCGGATTCAAGAATACCTTTTTAGCCCATTCCACAATTTCCGTATACGGCAAGTGCTGCTTGTGCTTGAGGCTCAATATTCGATATGTGGTATCTGTCTTTTCCATCACGGCCAACGCTGTAAAATCATGCAGTTGGGCCGGGTCCATGCTGATAATATAAGATTTTGACATTAATATACCTCCGCGTCTATTTCTTCAAAGTCGTCACTGATCGCTCTTTTAAGGCGTTTCTCATCAAAAATGCTAAACTCATCACTGAGGAATTCGCCACAGTATTCTTGCCTGTACCACAGCGGGCCGTTGGGCGATCGCTTCGCCTCTTCCAGCACTTCAGGACGAACCCTGGGATTCTCGCTGGCTATGACTCGGATCTTCAGCCATTCTGGGCCGCCTTCCGTCCAGATCTTATAGAAATGGCCACGCACGCCCCAGGGCGTTGATGCCAGGATAAGCCGCCCGTCCGGGCTGTTGGTGAGCATCGGCAACAGTGCGCCAAAGAGATCATCTTCGCTTTGTGCATCCTCATCAATTATTATGAGATCCGGAGCGGTAAAGCCTCTCACGGTTTTCTGTGATCCTGGCAGGCTGATTATGCGTGAGCCGTTATTGAATTTGAGGGTGAGCTTTGTATCCTCTTCCAGCTCTGGCTTCGGGGTGATATTCTCCAAGGCATCCGATATTTTGCGGAAATTCTCGGAGCTTTGGCGCAGAGATGGGGCCACAAGCAGGCACAAGGACCGCTCATAGAACAGGGCTCGATGAAAGCACAGCAATGAGCTGATAGTGCTTTTCCCCCATTGCCGATGACAATTAATAATCACTCTTTTATTCATCGGATCTAATATCTTCTTCTGGTTTTCATCGAGCTGGTAGACTTTCCCGGCCCGGTCCCTGAGGAGACCGCAATCATGAACCCATCGGACCGGATCGGCCTTGTGTACTTCCCATGTAAGAGCTGCCCGGAAGTCACTTGATAGCATTTCGGACGGCCTCCAATGCATCAGGATATGGTTTTAATGCGGATACAATCACGGATTTCAGTTCGATCCATTCAGCATCCAGGGTGATATTTACCGTTGGCTGCTCTCGGATTAGCCCCTCAACCTTGGCATACAGCTCTATGCACTTCAACGCCCGGTCTACGGCCTTCAGCGCAAGCTCAATATCGCCCTCGGCTTTTGCCGCGTCCCTCATCTCCCTGACAAAACCGGCCTCTTCTTCAACGCTGGCAAACAATGAGTCTGCATTGGTGGCCTCTTTTAAATCCTTAGATTTAGATAACATTTCGGGAATATGACCCTCTTTGTGCCTGGCAAGGGCTGTCTTTGATAAATCAAATTGTCCCGCTATGTCCCGGAATGATGTCCCGGAAAGGAGCAGCTTATTGATTTCGTCAACGTCTTCGTGACTGCATACAGTGCATGTCCTGCCCATTTACTGCTCCTCTATTTGGTTGCCGTCATACTGCTTGCAGTCATAGCTCTTGGTCGATGCTCGCGGTCTGCGTCGTGCGTTGTCTGCATCGGCCCGCAAGATATTGGTTCTTGTTTTCAGTTTCGATTTTCCCTTAAGTAGCGGATCAGTCATACCGTGGCCTCCCCCGTCCATAATGTCCATAAAATACCCCATTTTCTACCCAGCTCCATTTCTTTTTTTCAAAAAACAAAAAGTGTTGCTGAATAGAAATCATGGACATTATGGACATTATGGACACTCTCCTAGTTTTGTTAAATCCTGTTCTGTCTTAATTAGACATATGCCGTCAAAACCCCATGGCCTAGATTCACTTATCATATATCCGTGTACGTCTCTTTCAATTTTGATGGTTTTTTTGCAGTATTCAATCATGAACTTATTTTGATTCCGCATTGCATTGAGAAACTCTCGATTTCCTAATTTTTTTTGTCGTTTCACTCGCTGCCAGACATTATAAACAGCGTGCAGCTCTTTAACGGATACAAAATTATCAAAATCTTCCTTGCAACACTCTTCAAGAAATTTTACTATTGGTTCAGACCTTTCGATATATAGGCGGGCCATCTGCTCAGGATCTGAGGTATAGGTGAATCCCTTCTCAGTGAGTCGTTTAGCACCTTCTAGCATCCAATTGAATATGCCGCTCTTTTCTGCCAGAAGCTCAGCCGCTAACCGGGGGTTGGGGTTCGTGACCATTGGCCTGTTGAAGTCTATGAGTATCCATCGTCTCATGTAGCCGGTGCTTTTGTCTTTAGTAGGCGGCAGTGCATTTGCCGAAAAGAGCAGTTTGGCTCTATTCCAAAAGTCATATGCGGGTTTGCCCTTCTCCTCTGCTCTGATCCGGTCGTCTCCGGTCAGGCCCTTGAAGATTGCAGTATTCGACAGGGCCATATCGGGAATGTCTCCGGCTATATTGGCAAGCTTGCCATACAAGCTATTGGTGCCAAAACGGTTATCTACCAGGGTCTGAAGGCCGGCAGCACTGACGTTATCCGGGCTGAGGATCTCCGCCAGCACTTTGAGGAATACGGACTTCCCCTGGCCGCCTCCTCCCAAAAGCATAGCCGCTTTCTGCCAGGGATAGCCCGGCAGCAGTGGATACCCACCGGCTTCTTGCAGTAGGGTTGCATCTGACTTGCATTCATCGATGAACTCTAGCCAGGCCGGGCATTGTGCATCTTTGTCATAGGCCACATTGAGCTTGACGCGCGTTACTGTATTTGGCGAAACCCCGACAAAATCCAAAGTCTCAGGATCGATAAGACCATTATCGAGAGCAAGCCACTCATCTTCGAAGTCATACAGGCTATGCCGCCGGATGTAATCAAGGACATTGGATATAAACCCGGTCGTGTTGATGCCCCTGAATTTTTCATCAATTAGGCAGGCGATGAAATCTTCAGCATCGACATAGACACCGGCATCATAGTGATAGATCTTCCGTGTGAGTCGATCAGTCTTGATATGGTAATCTACAATCCATCTATCGGCCATATCCTGCGCAATTGCAAAGGGCCTCCTGGCTGCCGCTTTGAGCTGCTTATAGGCTATGCCTATGTCCTCAGCCGCCTCTTTGAGCTTTTCAAGATCTCCACTTGCTTTCAACTTGGAGATTTCCGCTTGAACTTCTGGATCCTCAAGGGCCTCTTTGCCTTGTTCTTTCAGGATCTTGCGAACTGTATCGAGTCTACCCGTCGCTAGCCCAACGTGGGCTTTAAGATCTGCCCATTTCTTGTTTTTGCATCGATTGTGCTGACACTTGAAGAAGTAGCCGCCGTTCTCGCCTACCCGGCCAACGACCGCTCCTTTATCAGTGCTATGGCAAAATGGGCATTCTTTCAGGACATAGATCGGGCCTGGCTTCTTTTGAATGTACCCCAGTTCGTTGGCGATCTTCTCCGCCAGGTCTGCGTCATCCTTCGGCTTCGGCTCTGGTGTAGCCTCTACCTTCAAGCCTGCTATGAACTCATAGCCAACCGGGATAAGATGTTCTGGGACATGCAAATATGTACATGGCCGCCTGATGCCGCCCTTGCAGTTCATACTCCCAGGAGCACGCATGAGCCGAGCCGGGTTGCTCACCTTTGTATCTACTTCGACCAATTCGGTTTCATAAAGAGTCTTGATCCCTAAAGTGGCCGCCTCGATAGCGGGCCTTTGCGTGCCGGTCTCTACAGCTACGTATATGTGTGCACCGTTCCCGCTATCTGTGAGGATGTAGTTCTCTTCCTTAAGCCCAATTCCTTCTATAATCTGCCTAGCCAGTGACAAGGCCGCGGCGTGCTCCTCATCTGTAGAAGATACGCCCCGCGGTCGTTTGACTATCCGGCCATCTTGAAGTTTCTGAAGAGGGTCTAGGTCGATGAGGAGATACCTATAACCAATGACATAATCGTCTGTGGTCCGTTCGTTCGCTCGGGCCATCGCGTTAGGGAATTTTTGGACGAGGCTGGGGTTGAGTATCTGAGGAGTGAGGTAAATATCCAATGCCTGATGACTTGCGATATACTTATCGGCAGCCGCGACATCATTGTAGTATCCGACATATTCCGGTTTTTGCGATTTGTTGAAGATGCAGAGCTCAAAGACGCCAGAGCCAACAATGGGCATGATGGAGCAGGCCATCACTGCACCACCTCCGCCAATTTGCGGCGAAGCCGCATGTTCCTGAATCGCAAGCCTGCATTCTCTGCTGTCAGATAGTCCAACATGCGCAATAGGTCGGAGGCCACGGGGCAGTTTCGGCAGTCCCACTCTGTTGATGCTCTCAGAGAAACACTTTTATCGGATGGAGAAGAAGTATGCATTGGAATCCTCGCCTTGGGTTCTGATAGGTTTGCATCGCCGGGGACTTGCCTCCCCGGCTTTCCAAAATTCTTTTCAACATTCGATACCACGCGCCGCGATCCCTGCGTTTAAAATCTCGCGTGTCGCTTCCCCAATGCTGAGCCCCTGGCTTTCTGCAAGGGCTTCAATAGCCGTGCGTTGTGGTTTTGAGATTTTCACGCAAAGCGTCTCTATGAATTTTCTCTTGCGCATATTCTACCTCACGTCCATGTCCTGGAGATTATGCAGTTAATACTTAATTAAGTTTTTGTTCACCTATGTTTACAGAATCAACATCTGTAGTCAAAACTAATTTTTATGCTTATAAATAAAACTGTTACCTTAAGTCTATTACCTAATTAGGACATACACAAAGGTTATATCTAAAGCAACCCTCGTATATAGGCATGTCATTACCAGCACTCGTTAAGGACCGCCTCATCAGAAGAGATTCAATAGATACCGGGTTGAAGAAATCAAATGAATATCGGGTAAGAGAGTATATTAAAAATTATTTAAAAGATCTAGAAGAAATAATATGGATCTTAGACACGTTGCCAGATAAGCAATTTAAAAAGCTATTCAAGGATGAGGATGTTTATCGCTTACTGGAGATCACCGAAAGAGCCATCGTAAATCTAGATTTCGTGCCCATTCAAAGGAATGCAGAGGGTAAGCTGATTGCTGCTAAAACACTCAATGCCAATTCGACCGATGTAAGAACGGGAAATCAATCCCGACCGTTCTCGGTTATCAGAGATGCAACAGAACTTGATAAGGACCGGCATTCGACCTTGCAAAAACATATATCACGCCTAGAGAAATTTGTAAGGTCATTCCACCATGCGATCTTTAACGACCTAGATAGAATATATCTTAAAGATCTTATAATTAAGGCAAAGAAAGAAGGATATGAACCGGTCACACTTCCCGAAAGAGATCGTTTTATCCCTCGATTGACACCAGAACAGTACCATTTTCAAGAATTGCAGGGCACCCTAATGGGTCTGGGGTTTCGGCATATAGAATACCAGAGTGACATAGAAATACTTAAAGAAGCCATGCGAACCGAAGAAGGCAAAACGTTACTGAAAAAATTCAGATCCCTGCAGGAAGATCATTCGCCCGGCGTATAGCCGCCTTGCCCACACTCTCCTTTCTTTTCTCGCGTCGATTGCTACCCAAGCTCCCGGATTTAGTAGGCGCATCAAGCACACCATCTCGATGCAATTGCCACCATTTCAAAAATAACCTCAAATATGCCGTTCATGGCCAGTTTGCAGGGCGATATGTACCCATAAAAAATAGTATAGCATTACGAAATCCAAGAAGGGGACTTTCGTGCGATATAATAAAGAAAATAATGTCAATACATAAGTCATTGAAACCGTCATGCCCCGCTTAGGCACCCATGAGCATGAAAATGGGTCGTAGCTTTATGGCATGCCGAAAATATTAATCGCATGCAGAAACGGTTGCACCGATATGCGTGAGGCCCATTTTCATATCAAACCGATATGAAAAATTATAACTAAAAATTACTGAAGCTCCCCAATTTTGTGCCCCACTCGTTCGGAAGCTTAGGTTGCTATCGATACTAGATAGTCGTACTACATTTTTCATTGATATTTAAATAATGTAATAGAATTTTTCCGAGCATAAAAAGAAAGTAATCCTGGGGCGTTATCATGTCGTCTGCTTGTGGCTCCTTCTCGTCGGAACAATGCATCATGCAGAGATAGCAACGACACCATTTGGCGCGGTGGAATTTTTGCTTTCTTTCAGCACGTCCCCATTCCAAACCTCTACTGTAAGCAAGCTGCCCTCATCCATCTTCGTGAAGGTCGCTGATAGAGGGGACCCTTGGACATTGATTGCTTTGTCACCAAGCCCGTGTGCACTCTCTACTTCGCCCCCAGCTAATATAGAGCCACGCCATTCACCAGTAGACTTTATTTTTATCGTATACATATCACTACCCGATATAGCATTACTATCATTCCGATCTAAAATCCTATCAGTTTTTTTGGCTTTGAACGAATCTAAGATTGTCTCAAGATCTGTTTTACTCAAACCATAAGATGTAACGGAGACCAAGGTCTTATTGTCCAAATAATACTGAGCCTCACCCACATCGGGGACTTTTTTGCCCATTATTTCTTGAGATGGCACGAAGATGATTAGCGTTTCATGTCCGTCAACGACTGATCTATTAAATTCAACTCCCTGAACCGCTCCCAATCCAAGACCTAAGCGCAAGAGTGCCTCTGATGTATTTATATCCGCGTTCTGCGATTCAGCATACTTCCTTATGCTAGCCGTTACGCCTTTCGAACCGTCTTCATTTGTGATATTTATTCCATTTTGGTAATAAGCTCCACTAAACATAGTTTCTTTCTCATACTGCGTTTCCTCTTTTAATACCTTATATCCAGTAGCATCAAACGAGAAACTTACATCATAGCCTTCGATTTGATACTCAAATGTCGTCAGCTTAACCGAAGCATCGTTGCTTACACATCCGGAAAACATGACTGCTCCGACGAGCAACAACACAAACACAATTTCATTTCTCACGAAATCCTCTCCCTAAACTACCAGGATCAACGTCATGGATTCTAAGAAGCGCTTGCGAGATATACGTTTACCGACCGGCAAAAGATCCCTCTTTTTAAGGATTAAGATTATTTAACATATAACACGTAATTGACAAATTGACACATAAAAATGGAGATAATCGCCCGACCAGTGCCCCCCTTTCGCCTCGTCTCCACCCCCCAGCTTCGCAATATCCCCTCTATCACCTTTCCTTTTCTTCGCCTCAAGTACGTGTAACTCGCATTCGCACCGGCCAGCTCTCAACAAGTCAAAAAGTCGCTTCTGCCTATCTGATCATTCCAGACACCATGGAATAACTTATCGACAATTGCCCGCTTGCGATTAATCGCTATCAGTGAAATCAAAAGATTGCTGTAGAATCCGGAGCGCAACCCTATGCTTTACGGGCCTGAACTCATATTTATAATATTTTTCAAACCGCCGTGCGTGGTACTTGATGGATACTTGATTAGTACGTGTAACTTTCAGGGCGATGCTGAACCGTGTGGCCACGATTGCGACAAAAAGACATCATGAGACGCGCTGTATAGCATGAAGGCTTTGCTTGAGTCCGTGGGCTGCTGAGGCCCATTCTCTTTTTTCTGGAGATTTCATGACTGGAATAGGCAGCACCGATTTAAAACGTCACCTGGCCGGGGAAGCCTTGACACTCGCTCAAGCAGTCCGGGCGAAATGTGCCGACTGCTGCGGAAATTATGCCGATGGCCGGGTATCCTGTGAGCTGGCAATCTGTCCGCTGTTTCCATTTCATCCTCACAATGGTGCCAGAAGGCATTTCCGGCAAGGAAAATCTCAGGGAGGCATAATTGCCCATGCTGAGAGAGATATGTCTGGTTTAGTGGCGCTGGAAGGCATGGCATGAATGCAGACGGGCTTTTCCGTGGCGGTGGAGAGGAGCCCGGAGCCAGGCATCAGCCAGGCCGATTTGATGATGGTCTTAGGACATGGTAAGGGAGATGATAAGTCCGAAGATTACTCATAGTTTAGCAAAATAGTTTTCTAAGGCTCACGCCATAAAGAGTTCTGGAGGAATACGTATGGGCTTGTTTAGAGAAGCCGTAGCATTAACATTGTTAACTTTGCTGCTAGGAATTACTGCTGTAAATGCACAAGTAAATGCCGAACCGCCCCAATTCAAATCTGGGGCATCTGTAACGATGGGCGCTCCAGTTGATTTCAATATCCTTAGTCAAAGAGTAGGCGCAATCTATGACATGGTAGAAAGTGACGACTCGCATATAGTATGGAAATTCACGGGAACAACAGGTGACTGGGCTTTCGTGTTTGCCGATGGCAGGATCATAGTTGCAAGTACAGTAGATTTTAACCTCGATGCAAAAGACACGCTAACCAAAGAACTTAATGATGTTATGGATATGCTAAACACAGTCAATGCAGGCATTTCAGCAGAAGCTAAAAACAATGCTGCCGACTTAGCGGTTTATTATGCAAACGATTCTAGGGTTTATCATAGATTAAAGTTTGACTTTAGCAGTAATTTTGATTATACGCTAGTAGTACCCAATTGCATAGTTAAATTTGCAAGGTTAACGATAACTAAATGTGACTTGGGTGATTCCGCAACTTGCTGGACTAATTCACCGAACGGCCAATTCTATTACATCGATGATCAGGAAGTCGCGTCTTGTACTTCTAGCTATTGCGGCGGTTGTTGCTATATTCCAGGAAACGTGGATATCACGAAAAATGTCAACACTGGCACACATAAAATTTCAGCTGAAAATATAGACAACCAACATACGGCTGTCATGGAAATGATCACGTCACCAAACCCATTAAAGAACTTCGTGCTTTATGGCCCGAACTACACCCCGTGGATAAATGAATCGAGCCTATCAATGACGACAGACGATATGAATCTACTGATTGCAGGAAATGCGATTAACACCACTATATAGCTATATAACTCATAAACCAATTTCTCTTTTTTTCACAAAACAAAAGAGAATAATTTAGCTTGTTGGCCCATTCCATCCTTTTTCCATGCCTGCAAGATCTTCTAACGTGGCCTGATATCCAAACCGCCATCCGCAAAATCCCATCGCGAAAGATGAGGATTATCGGCCAGAAAAGATATTTATAATAATGTGCTGTGGCGGCTGATATCGATCCATCTACATGCTGGTTTTGGTCACTGATAACGGTTTGATTTATGCTTCTGCGAAGTGGGTTATTCCATACTGTATAAGCATGAATTGGGTTAGACTTCTTATATTTCTTTTGAGTTGGCTATACAGATTGTTATAGTGGAGTATAATAATCGATCAGTGCTGGTTTGTAAGAATAATATAATTTTGTGCTAGATAAATGTACTGTTTTAAACTCGCTAAACTTTTTGCCGTTACAATCCATCCCGCGATCAATCCTTAAATAGCAAGAGCAAGAAGGTAGTATCCATGTGTGAGCTTTTGGAGCGCCGGATAACCAACGATCCCCCTTACGACCTGGATGAGCCAGCCGATGATAGGGAAATTACCAAGGGACTTATGAAGCTCTCCGAGCTATCGCTACACGACTTCCTAGCAAGCGAACCAGATATCTATACCCTCGATGATCTAAAAGTCCGATATAGATGAAGGGAGACATCGTACTCGTTCCATTTCCTAATTCGGATTTATCACCTGGGAAGCTTCGGCCCGCGCTGGTCCTTTATGACGACGCCATTGAGAACGAAACCACGATCGCCTATATCTCATCAAAAACTCCGATCCTCCCATCTCCATGTGATATCCTGATAACGAGAGGGACCCCATCGTTTGATGCATCTGGTTTAAAGAGGAACTCTGTTGTAAAATTAAATAAGATAGCAACGATAAAGACCTATTTTATCGCCGGTTTATTGGGATCTGCCAATGAGGCCCTACAATCTGAGGTCGATAAAGCAATTGATGCCTGCTTGAAGCTTAGATCTTGAGAGGATCAAGAAGATCCAGCAAGCATATGCCTTGATTGCTCTCGATAGATCTTTATCCGATCAGCCTATTACCATACAGATCTGAGGAGATCTTTCTTGAGGATCTATGCAGAGGTAGACGATCTGACCTCATCAGAGGTAGATCGGGCCGCGATCGAGAAGGGGATCACAAAGAAGCAATTAGTGTTAGAAGCTATTGATCTTTACCTGCATCAGGATAGATCTGATCTGGATCAGGCTATAAAAGAACGCGATCAAGCCAGATCCGACGCCGATCAGAGATGGAAGGAAGCCAACCAGATTAAGGGCGAGCTAAACCAGCTTAAACGCGACATGGAGGCTGCAAGATCGCGAGAAGATCAGCTACGATCTGAGGCCGATAAGACTAGATCCGAGAAAGATCAAGTGTCTGGCGAGCATGTGGCCTTACGCCGCGACATTGAGCACTATAAAGACACCCTGGCGATCAAAGATAAGCAGATCTCATTCCTAGAGGGCCATGTGGCACAGCTCACCCAAAGCATCAGCCAGCTATCCCTGAAGCCCGGTGAAGAGGAAATCAAGAAAAAAGGCTGGTGGCAGTTCTGGAAGTGATATGATGACAGAAGAAGAGAAAGCAACTACGACCAAGCCAGCACCCAGGCAATCAGGCCCGCAATTCATCCCTAAGCTCTTGGGCAAGAAGGTCACTATCCGCCTGGTCTCCGGGGGCCAACCTATCACCGGCACCCTGGAGAGGTATAACCCCTATGAGATCCTCGTCCAGACCATCAAAGGGCCGATCCTAGTATTCAAACAGTCCATCGCCACAATTGAGACTGTGGATGAGCCAACAGGTTACAGGCCGACTTAACAACCTTGCCCATTACAGCCAGAACTCCTGAGGCCATAGCACCTCCTTCTTTTCAGGGCCCTTATCCTCGGCTTCGAAGCGACTCCAGATCATCTCATCCACCTCCGACAGCCGGACCCCGAAGACCTCCGCCAAGATCTCCCTGGCGGCCTCCAGCTCCATAGCCTTCGGACTCATCCGAGTGGCGCAATGCATCACAGCTCTTTTCTGTGGCCTGAATAGCTGCTCAAGGATTCCTGCCATAGAGAGCATATTCTACGTGCAAGGTTAAGTAGATTGGCCGGAAAACAATATCAATAAACCATTTTTACATAATAGAAAGTACAAATAAGATACAAATAGGAAAAGGAACTGGCTGCCGGAAACATCAAGAGGCCAAAGAGTAAAGCTGGAATAGACCATGCCCTACACCATTATCTTCTTGCCAAAGGCCGAAAAGTATCTGCTGAAGCTGGATGACAAGACATATGGCCTGATAGAGGAGCATGTAGAAGAACTCGCCAAGAACCCCTATACATGCCGCCCACATGCAGATATCAAGAAGCTTAGCGGCTTCAAATCTCCTGCGATGTATCGAATTAGAATAGGGCGGCAACGACTTGAATACTTCGTTGACGAATCAGAGAAGGTAATATACGTCACAAAAGCTTTTCAGCGATCAGGCGATTCAGATTACCGATGAGGATATATATTAAAAACAACTTAATTAAGCCAGGTGGTTACAGAATGGCAGCCGTCGTAAAAGCGAAAAATGAGATTGCAGATTACAGTGAGGCGGCATACGTCGATTCTCAATATGAGTATTTGCAGGAGCACAAATCAGAGGGAATCACGCTAGAAGAGCTGAGACGCAGGCGTGCAATCCAGCACTGATTTTATTCGAGATTCGTTTAAAATTCATATTGAGCATGATTTTTCTTCTATGGATGTTTATATCATCCTGAGAGAATTATAGCTTTTTTGCGTGAGGTAGATGGCCCGGAAGAAACTAGGTTACTTGGGTGTATGCCAGGAATCCGCCGGGCCGAATGGATATAGGACAAAAATGGTTATGAAGGTTGCGGGCTGTCCTTGTAGCCAGGCACACCCAGTCAATCAGCCCGCCATCTGGCAAGACAAAGCTCACACGTATTCGCTTATGTTTAGCTTGCCCAACTCGCTTATCTTGGACGCCAACCACTCGTTATCTTCGCCCCCTGTAGTGGCATCCCAACCTGAAATATCAGATAGCTTTCCCGATTGATTCAGCTCATAATTCATAGGAATTTTGCCCCAATTCCAAAGACCATCTGCGGTTGCTTTGGTTACTTCATCTGTTATATTGGTGCTAGCGATTTGCGTTAGGATTGTTTTTCCGCTTGATCCCGTAAGGGACAAAGGCGTTGCTGCCTCGCTGTTCAAAATTAATAACAAAAAGATTAAACCGAATACAATAAAGGATCTCATGGGGTTATACCTCCAAATGCTTTCCAAGATTTTCCTTCGACAGTTTCTACTAATTCATCAGGGAGCCGTGGGAGGGAAAGATGGTCCGATGGTATGAGCCCACGGCCTGATGGAGGTGTGTTTATGGCAGACCTATATTCTCAGAACGTGTCATTCGCCGACATGCTAATATTCGTATCAGTATTTATGTCTTTTCTTTCGATAGGTAACACTGTAAATCTTACACAAGAATAATATATGTATGATATTATAATGAAATCGAAGCCGAAACAGTAGTTAGCAGATCAACTAAACCAAGCATCAAAGTTGAATGCCTGCCTGCCAGAGACCATTTTTTGCAAGGATGTTCTTCTGAATCGGCGTCAGTAAGGCTCTGTGGGTGAAGAGCGGCTCGCCGAAGATCACGGTTTTTGGGCTGAAATGAAACTCATTCCATATTAGCACGAGCGAATGACGTTCTCGGATTATTCAATACGTAGCCAGGAAAGAAGCGTGTGCATATTTTGACGAATGATTCAAGCTACTATATCGCAAAGCCCCGATGCTGAACCGTTGGGGACGAGCTTGTATATCTTCCCACCAAGTCCTACCTCTACGTAGTTGCCCATCGGCCTGGCATCGAAGTCATGGGTTGCTAGGTAGAAGGCTAGATCTTCAGCGTCCATGCCGGGATCATCAAAAGATGAGACTGCTGACTTTAAGTCCGTAAGTGTGTCTTCTGAAGCGCTTACCGCGGGAACAGCTAGCAGTATCACAATCGAGACAAGACATATTGTATAGATTTCCTTCCAGGCCATGGTGCCATTCATCCCTTTAGAGAATCATATAGACGATTGCATACAGAATTAATGGAATAATTTACAGATCCGACTGCTAAGCAAAGTTTTCTATGAAACGATATTAGCAGATCAACTAAAAATGCCCTCGTAGTGCAACATCACGACTTGATTGTGGAAAGAATGTGGCACTACCAGATATAGGAGAAAAGAACTGCCCGGCGACTTAGTGTCCATCGGGAGGGATGGTGGAAGCCGCCAGACTATTATATACTTGCGTTGAACTGATATAAAAGTTTAGAACTGATGATTCTGATCAATTATGATCTCCACTGGAAATAGAATGAATGTGAGGCCAATAAAAAATTCAAATGTTTCATTTGGCAACGATCCGGCTTGTCTTATTATCCCACGTCAAGAATAATATTCATTTGCTATTATAATAGAATCATAACCAAATTGCTAATATATCTACGACTAGAACAGATAATAAACAGATACTATCCTTCTCGGACTATGAAATCTAATTATATATTTTTCGACAATATTAACTAGAATACCTCATATTCTCAGGTATATCCACCAGGTAGACCGTTGCCAAATGAAACAGATAATAGGTCTCTCGATTCTGCGATAATCCGTGCTGTTCCTCTCCTGTCTCCTGGAGTGTGACCACAGGCCAGGGCCGGACAAATCCTCTCAGCTCTCCTCAATGCCCTGATGCAATCGCGACGTGAAACCGGCTTTCCTTCCATCCCTGCCAAGTATTCCCGGGCCTGCGGTGAGCTGAGAGATACCTTCTCTTTGCTCTCTGCCAGGGTCTTGATGTGGCTCACTATTGCTTCAGCTCTGAGCTGTATTTTCGTGATGGCCTGGCGGATGATCCCTTGCTTAGCCGGAGTCGCGGTCTTCAGAGCCGCCCTAATCCTTGCTAAAAGCTGTTTTATGTAGGCGCTGATGAGAAGTAGCTTCTCAGTGGGTGATTGTGCCGCCTTGAGGCTATCTTGGGCCTTTGCGGTCATTCTGGCAAGCTCTTTTCCTCGGATTATTCCAGCTTCTTTTATTGCCTCTACATGCTGGTTATAGACTTCAACCAAGTCATTGAGGACGCTTTGGAATTCAGAGACAGGGATCTCTATCGTTACAAAATCGGCTTGCGTCGCGTGGGATGGCAAGGTATTTATTTGCGTGGTATCCACTACTTCCATAAGATAACTCTCCTGCATGGAGTTTCCTGTTGGGGTGCTGGGAACACCCGGACAGGTCCGTTTTTTATTTTCTACTATTATTGGTCAGGATTATTCAAATTATTATTAAAGCTATTGTGTACGGCTATTGTGGCCAAAAGTAAATATGCTTTCAGCTAGAACATTATTCTCGTTCATGCACCACGTGAACAGATTGCTGGTAGTGGAGCACGTCTTCGCTACCGGTTCATTTTTATCAATCATTTTTTCTCTTCAGCCAGACATTTCTCAGCTAGATCCAACGCCCGCGACAGAGCCTCTGCCATTGAGTCACCGGCGCGCCCAAAGTTCTTTACTCTGTCTAGGTCTTTGGCGTAAATCCTCATTTGCATTGTCTTTTCTGCCATGCATGGTCTGTTTTGTATTCAAAGCATTTATAGCTTACTACTGTATTTGATCGATGACTATAAATACATTGAATACATAGTCCTTTTTGGTGCATGAAACATGTCTGGAAACAATCTCTCAAATATGGGCCAATTCGGCCCGGTAACGCAATCGGTAGACGCTGTTAAGGCCCTTCTCTCTTGGAGAGGCAGAGCAAGCGAACCACTGCCGACAGATGTATCGTTGGATCATGGCCGCATTGTTCTGGCCCTGAGCAACAAAAAGGACTGCTATTTTACCGTCTCTGCCGCGAAATGTAGTTGCCCGGCAGCAATCCACAGCCATGAGCCTTGTGCGCATCAGAAAAAGTTCTTCGCGGAGGTGGCTTAAAATGTTCCAACTGACCAGATTGGATTTGATTTGCGCAGTCGGCAGGGCCGGGTTGCGGATGCTCTCGCAGATCAGGGAGATGGAATGCCCGCACCTGCATGACTGGGACGTTGAGCTTGCATGGACAGCCTATCAGCACCTGGGGGCGATCTGAACATGAGAAATCGGCTTCAGCCTTTCCTCGGCTGCAAATATCCGTTTTCCGCCACCGTAGGCGTTTATGGCTTGCGAAAGATGCCCTATAGAGGAGCAGAGCCTACCGTCTGCTTGACAGACGTGCTCCTGCACGTCCCTGGAAGCGTGATAGTGCACATGGATCACGTTTGGGCCAATGTGGGAAAGACATTTGCGCGTTTTAACCCAGGGAAAGGTGACAGGATCAGCTTCAATGCATGGATTCGAGAATATTACAAATACAATTATAATACTGGCGAGGATAAGCTAGACTACGGCGTTCATCGGTTGTCGCAGCTTGATTTTGTGGAACGCAACTTCTGCGGCGTGGATTTTGCGACGTTCTGGACTCTGTTGAAGCACTCAAGAAATTTTGTTAGTAACTCACTGGATGGGATTATGCTGGATAGGGGGGTCACCATATGCAGCCAATAAGCCTCGACTCGATAGACGCGGCTCTTTTGGCCGCGATCAAAGCCCATCGGGGCCAGTGCATAGCCGATATCTTGCGGGAATTCAAGCTCAGATGCGCATCGGCATCCTACACCCGGATAGAGCAATTGGCCGATGCGGGGCTTGTGGAGCTGGACCGCACCAGCCAAAAAGGCAGGGTCGTCTGCCATCTCACCGAATCGGGCCTAAAGGCGCTTGAGGAGGTGGCTTGAATGGCCGCTGCCTTCTGTCAGCCCACCGCAATCAGAGTTCG